AGACGTAGGTGCCTTAGCTGAAGATCACATGTTCAGAGTAGTAAGATCTGCAGAAGATCCAGAGAACGAAGATCTAACAGCTGCCGGTGCAAACGTCGTTGTAGCATTCAACTCGTCTGCTAACTTGTATTTAAAATAGGTCAATAGGAGAATAAATTATGGCAATATCACGATCACAGCTAGTCAAAGAACTAGAGCCAGGTTTGAACGCCCTGTTTGGCCTGGAATACAAAAGGTATGAAAATCAGCATGCTGAAATTTATACTAACGAGAACAGTGACAGAGCTTTTGAAGAAGAAGTAATGTTATCTGGTTTCGGAAACGCACAAGTAAAAGGTGAAGGTGCCGGTGTAACGTTCGACGATGCACAAGAAACTTTCACAGCGAGATATACTCACGAAACAATCGCTCTTGCGTTCGCAATCACAGAAGAAGCTATCGAAGACAATCTTTACGATAGACTTGCTGCTAGATATACGAAAGCATTGGCGAGATCGATGAGTAACTCTAAACAAGTTAAAGCTGTTGACTTGCTTATAAATGGACTACCTGGTGGTACATTTAAATCAGGCGACGGTGTAACTTTGTTTAACACAGCTCACCCAACGTTGAATGGTTCTTTCAAGAACACATTATCAACAGCGGCTGACCTTAACGAAACTTCATTAGAGCAATCATTAATTGATATTAATGCATTTACTGATGAAAGAGGTCTAAGAGTTGCAGCTAGAGGGGTCAAAATGATTGTCCCTTCAGAGCTTCAGTTTACAGCTGAGAGACTTATGAAGACTCAAGGCAGAACTGGAACAGCTGACAATGATATCAACGCAATAGCGTCTATGGGAATGATTCCTCAAGGTTATAGAGTGAATAATTACCTAACAGACACAGATGCGTTTTACATCATTACAGACGTACCAAATGGTATGAAAATGTTCACAAGAGCTCCATTAACAACTGCAATGGAAGGTGATTTCGACACTGGCAACGTAAGATACAAAGCTAGAGAAAGATACTCATTTGGTGTATCTGACCCTAGAGGTATTTTTGCGTCTCCAGGTGCGTAATAACTAATTAAGAAGGGCCCTTCGGGGCCCTTTTTTACGGTAGAGAAAAGGTAATCATGAAGACATTTAGAGTACAGATTAGAGCATATGGATACTATGCTGATTTCAATGTTGTGTCAGAGGACGCTGACCAAGCATTTGAAAATGCATTAGTTGACAAACTGGGAGAAAATGCTATAACGTGGGAAAAAGATGGATTTAGTGATTCATCTAAATTATGGATAACCTATGAGGAGACCATAGATGCAAATACAAGTCAGAGACCTATACAAGAAGAAAAGAGGTCTGGAGACAGAGTGGGCAGTGCATCAGCGTGACAACCAAAGATACACTTTGGATATGGTTAGGATTGACAAAAAAATTAGAGAAGTTGTCAACCAAATCAAAGAAGAGGAGGCTAAAATAGCCACTCTTTCTAGTAAGATCGAGGACGCTGCACCAGAAGTTTCTGTAGCTACTTAGTAAAAAGCTACATCATTGGAAAATATCAAACCATATCACAGGCTCTCTTGCACTCTTGAAAAAATAAGAGTATAACTTTCTCACTATACAATTATAAAAAGAACATAGACGAGTATAGTCGACGGCCTAGAGACTATGTTCTTAAAACTAGGAGGATTATAATATGGCAAAAACTACATTCACAGGTCCGGTGATATCCAAAAAAGGATTCATCAATACAGGACCAGCTAACGTTGTAGATGCAGATTCTAGTATTTCACTTACAGTGGATTCACATGCTGGAAAAATCATACACAATGATGCAGCAGGAGCGGTAACTTACACGTTGCCAGCTACAGTTGCTAACGCTGATTCAGGTATTGCAGGACCAGATGCAGACCTAACT